AATTAAGATCGTAAGTGATAAAAGAGCAACACATTATAAAATGATAAATTCTAATTATGATGAAGACGCAATTGATTTGGGAAGGGATTAATCATGTCTGAATTACTACTTAAAGTCCTTGAAGGTTACAAGGCTCGTTCTGGTGACGAAGAAAACTTCATGAAGAAACATACTGACAATGTTGATGAACGTGATGCTGACGGCGCAGTTCTTAATAAAAAGAATCAAAAAACAGCAAAGTATTATGATCGCACCAAAGATCGTAGGGGATACGATGCAGGTGAAGATGAAGATGTATATGAAAATTTTATAGAATCTACTCTCGATGAAGTCATGGAAGAATTGTCTGAAGAAGAACAGGAAATTATTTCTGAAATGCTTCAGACAGAAGAGGGCAGAGAAGAATTCTTCAAAACTCTCTTTGAAGAGGATGATGAAGAGGATGACGATGATGAAGAAGATGACGATGATGAAGAAGATGACGACGATGAAGGTGAAGTCGATGTCAATCCTAAGATGAAAAAAGAAAAGAAAGAAAAGATGATGAAAGAATCATTCGAACCTGGAATCCCTGATGCACCTTTTGCACATGAACTTGGAATCAAAGCATTAAGTTCTTTCGCTCATCACCCTTCTGTTGAAGAAGAAATCGAAGACGAAGATACTGAATAATGAGTAGTTATTTTCCGACAGAAAATACGCATGTAAATATCGCAAGAGGCATCGTCAAAGGTGCCTCAGTGCGAAATATTTTTGGTTATAACGAGACAATACCTGTCGGTCAATACGTACCTGCTTGGGAAGCAAATACAGAGTACACATACCCAACTGCAAATTTGGCAATGGATGTTGTCAGTACTTCAACTTCAGACACAAGTGTTTCTGTTTTAATTTCAGGGTTAGATTCAGAATACAATGAAGTCAGTGAAGTTGTTTCTCTGAATGGTACAACTACAGTGACTTCAAACACAGAGTTTTTTCGAATCAACGATGTTGTCACTGTTGATGGCAATGCAGTTGGAGATGTGAATGTCGCGAATTCAGGAACTCTTTATGCAAAAGTTCGAGCAGGTGAAGGGAGAAATCAGGCATCAATATACACTGTTCCCGCTGGGTGTAATTTTTACCTAACAAGAATTGATGCTTTTGTTTCTGCTGGCAACAATCCAAAAGAATCTACGTTTCGGAATTTCGTAACTCTTGCGAATGGTGTTAATCTACGTGTCGCAGAAGTTCGTTTTCTTTCCGATATGAAAATTATGCGCGTCACTCCATTTAAATACACTGAAAAGACAGACATTCAGTTACAATTAAATTCTGTCACAAGCGAAAGTTTTGGTTCAGTGTTTGCCGAAGGATTTGTAATCAAAGAAAATTTAGGGACATAATCAATGATCGTCAAACTCATTTCATCAGAACAAAGTTTATCTGCGGCAGACACAATAAATGATGCGAGCGTTGTTCGTGTGTATGCTTCTTCAGCTGCCATTCTAACAAGAAAGAACAGTGAAGGTACAACTCTTGGCACATGCACTATGCCAGCTGGATCTATCTCATTCTTTGAAAAGAACCCAACAGACACTCTCGAAGCAAACGTCGCAGTTCTTGCTTGTTCAGTCGCATACACAATTTCATAGGGGAAAAACATGAAACTCATCACAGAAATTGTAGAAAATGTTCGAGTGATTGAAGAAGCCAAAGAAGATGGTAAAAAGTCACTCTATATTGAAGGTATTTTTCTTCAGGGGAACGTTCCGAATCGTAATGGACGCCGTTATAGAACTGAGACTCTTGAACGTGAAGTGAATCGATACATGAAAGAAAGCGTTGAGAAGGGTCGTGCATATGGCGAACTTGGTCATCCGAATGGACCAGGTATCAATCTTGATCGTGTCTCTCATATGATCACTGAACTCAAACGTGATGGCGACAATTTCATTGGTCGTGCAAAAATTGCAACCACACCAATGGGTAAGATTGTTGAAGGTCTTCTCTCAGATGGGGCACAACTTGGTGTTTCTTCTCGCGGCATGGGTTCACTGAAAGAAGGTAAAGATGGAATCATGGAAGTTCAAGATGACTTTTATCTTGCAACTGCCGCTGACATTGTTGCTGATCCTTCTGCACCAGATGCTTTCGTTAATGGAATTATGGAAGATGTTGAGTGGGTATGGGATCAAGACCGAGTTGTTGCGAAAAATGTCGAAGAAATGAAGAAGGAAATCAACGAATCTGTTCGTCAACACAAATTGACCGAAGCGAAAAAATGGAAGTTGTTTGAAAAATACATCAGCAACCTTTCAAAAGTCTGATTCATATAAATACGTAATAAAATTCAATAAGGAGTGGCACTAATGATTGAGGAAAAATATTCCCCTTCGAAAACAATGAAGGGAAAGAAGTTCGGTAAATTGGAAGTAGACCTTGAAGTTTTTGCTGATGGTTCTGGTTCAATTGACGTTACCGCAAATACCGAAGATGGTGAAGATGTTGTGTTCAGCCAGTCATCTGGCAAGGTCTCAGATTGGGCACAGAAGATGGAAAGAGAAATGAATAAATCTCTCAAGTACTATTCTTCTGATGTCAAAAAAATTGTATCTGCACTGAAAAAGATGAACATGTCAGAGGAAGAAATTCAAGAAGCATCTCAAGCACAAGCCTCCATGAAACCAAATCCAAGAGCCAGTAAGTCTGAACTTCTTTCTCAGATGATGAAGGTTTTTGGTGGTATGAAGAAAGAAGATCTTTCTAAGTTTCTCACTGATACTCTTTCTCAGGTTGGTAAAGAGTCAGACACGGTTCCTGATTACTCAGGAAAAAATATGTCTTCTGTCAACATGACTGGCGGCTCAACTATGCCTTCTCCAGTTACTGGTGCAATGAGAGAAGATGTGCAAGAACTTTTTGGAGATGACGAAACTCTGTCAGAAGAATTTAAGGATAAGGCATCTACTCTGTTTGAAGCATCCGTATCCAATCGTGTTAACCTTGAAGTTGCGCGTCTTGAAGAAGAGGTTGAAACTCAATTGACTGAAAAAGTGACTGAAGAAATCGAAACTCTTCACGAACAGGTTGATAAATATATGTCATATGTGGTGGAGCAATGGATGCAGGAAAATGAAGTTGCAATTGAAGATTCATTCCGTTCGAACATCTCAGAAAACTTCATGGTTGGTCTGAAGAATCTGTTCACAGAAAACTACGTTGATGTGCCAGAAGATAAAGTTGATCTCGTTGCAGAACTACAGGAGTCTGTCGAATCACTACAAGAACAACTCGAATCTGTTCAGGTTGAAAATGTTGAACTCAACAACATGATTCGTGAAGCACGTCTTGAAGTTGTTTTTGATGAAGTCGCTGAGGGTCTTGCTGAAACGCAGATTGAAAATTTGCGTTCACTGGCTGAAGGTGTTGAGTTTGATTCCATCGAAGAGTATGAAAACAAGTTGAATATCATTAAGAATCAGTACTTCAAGGAAGGAGTTTCGACATCTTCTAGTTATACTGGTTTGATTGATGAAGAAACTTCTGTTGGTTCAAATGACTTCAATGAAGAACAGGTTGTGCCCGCAGAAATGAAGACATACTTTAACGCAATTTCCAAAACCATTAAGAAGTAAATTTTATAAATAGTATAACGCCCAATAAAACAACAAGGAGTAAACAAATGGATCTGAATGAATCTGTTCAAAAGAAGTGGGAAGCGGTGATTGATCACCCTGACCTTCCTTCTATCGAGGACGCTCACAAGCGTTCTGTAACTGCAATGGTTCTTGAGAACACCGAAAAGGCACTTCGTGAAAATGCTGAAATTGGTGCATCTCAGAATCTTCTTACGGAAGCACCGACTAACGCCATTGGCTCACAGGGTATGGGTTCTGGTTCCAATGGCCCTTATCAGGGCTTCGATCCTATTCTCATTTCTCTGGTTCGTCGTGCTCTCCCGAACTTGATGGCTTATGACGTTTGCGGAGTTCAGCCGATGTCTGGTCCGACTGGTCTTATCTTTGCCATGCGCACACGTTACTCGAACACCGCAGGCACCGAAGCGTTCTACGGTGAAGCTGATACTGCACATTCTACTGTTGTTGCTGGTGCTAACACCATTGGTGACAAGAATGTTGGTACCGACTTCGACGCAGATGTTGACGGAGATCTGGCTGCTAATGGTGTTTACAACTATGCTGATGGTATGAACACTGATACTGCTGAAGCACTTGGTGAGTCAGGTGGTAATCCTTTTGCTGAGATGGCATTCACAATCGACAAGGTAACTGTTACTGCTAAGTCGCGTGCTCTGAAGGCTGATTACTCGCTTGAACTGGCACAGGATCTGAAGGCTGTTCATGGTCTCGACGCTGAAACCGAACTGTCTAACATTCTGACTGCTGAAATTCTTGCAGAAATCAACCGTGAAGTTATTCGTACCATCAACCCACATTGAACGTGAAGCAAACAAGATTGCCAAAGACACTCGTCGCGGCAAGGGTAACATCATCATCTGTTCTTCTGATGTTGCTTCTGCACTTCAGATGGCAGGCGTTCTTGATTACACTCCTGCTCTTAACAGCAATCAGTTGTCTGTTGACGACACTGGCAACACCTTCGCTGGTGTTCTGAATGGTCGTTTCCGTGTGTACATTGACCCGTACACCACTGGCAACTACATGACCGTTGGTTATAAAGGTGCAAATGCATTCGACGCAGGTATGTTCTACTGCCCGTATGTTCCGCTCCAGATGGTTCGTGCTGTCGATCAGGACACCTTCCAGCCGAAGATTGGCTTCAAGACCCGCTACGGCATGGTCGCGAATCCGTTCTCGAAAGGTGCTACCGCAAGCGATGGTTCAATGGAAGAAGATTCCAACGTATACTATCGCCGCACAGTTATTGCTAACCTTCTTTAATAATAATTATTCGAAGACAATAACAAACTTGGGGGAACTTCGGTTCCCCCTTTTTTATCAGTCTCGAAGATACTTGAGAATGTTCTGCGGCGATGTTTCGCCATATGGGTCATCGGTTCGATTGTCGTGCATGGTAGGTTCTACCCACATCTTCAGAATCACAGTATCATCTACAAGCATTGCATAACGCCACGAGCGCATACCAAACCCAACGTCCTCTTTCTTCACAAGCATACCCATCAGACGAGTGAAGTCACCGTTACCATCAGGAACAACCTTCACGTTCTGAATGTTCTGTTGTCGCGCCCACGCATTCATCACGAATGAGTCATTGACGGACATACAGTAGATATCGTCAATACCAAGGTCTCGAAACTCACCATGCAGTTTCTCAAAGTCTGGTAGCTGATATGTCGAACAGGTTGGCGTGAACGCACCAGGGAGTGAGAACACAATCACCTTGCGGTCGCGAAACATCTCGTTTGTAGTCAGTGTGTCCCACCGATACGGGTTGTCACCACCTATCGATTCATCTCGCACTCTCGTACGAAACCAAACATGTGGAATCATTTTATCGTTCATTCTTTTGTCTCCAATCGTTTTTATCGAAAAACAGTCTCTTGATAATAATGAACATTCACAGTTCCTTTCGCAGTAACACAACACCCATACGAATGTTCTGTACCACATCGTCAAATGTGAGATTAGCATTGTTTGCTGTAAATCGTTCAATATAGATTTTCATGATGTATACCACTCCATGCTTTCTAACTGTTCATAACTGAAATATTCTTGCGCATTGAAGTACAATGCTTTATCACAACCCTGATCAATCACCGTGGGATCAATCAAAATCTCTTCGCCTTTGTAGGTAGTGAAAGCACCAGCGTCAATAAAACGCTGGATATGCTGTTGTGTCAATCGTTTCCAGTTGTTCATTCCACAACCTCCCAATATTCGTTCAACTCAAGGAACACATAAATTAGGCCATCGTAACGACTGTACTGTTTGCGAACTTCACCGGTCAGTTTGCTTCGAATGTATCGCATAATCTCTACCCACCTGCCCTTTCCCAACGGTTGATATTGCTAATCAAATCAGATTTGGTACGAGCAACCAGCACAACGCCATTTTCTCGGTTGGTTGCGATCCAGAATTGCTTTCGCTCAATAGTTCAGTCTAAACGGTCAGTGGTCATAATCATTGGTCTCCCAAAAACAAGATTTTTTTACCGTATACGTGAGGGTGGATTTCTTGGGTAATACGTGGATTTTTGGTATAATCAACGAAGTTCCATTGATCGCTACACTCATTGATAATGTCACCACCTTCGAAGTAATCCCAGTCAGTGCCATTGAATACTTTCACCTCAGTATCATCAGGGAATTGGTCTAACCACTTTTTAAATTCTCTTACATTCATAATCTCTATCTCTCTCATCACTTCCGAAACAATACCGATCAGGCGCATCGATGATGATCATGCAGTCACTCCACATCATTCAACTCCTTCAACAACTTTCTTGCTATTCGTACATAGTCGTCACGTTGAATTCTAACCTTTTCTTGACTCAACTCAAAATAATCATTCGCAATATATCGTATAAAGTTATATGCTTTTTCATATTTGTCACTACAACCACAATGAATCGCATCATCACACAGTTTAGTTTTCATCACTCACCCCTCCAGTTTACCAAAACCTGTAGCAATTCCCACTCACCATGACTCAGACTAAAACGTTCAACACCGCTTCTACGGTCAATCATGATATCGAACCCTTCACCATTGCCCCACTCAGCGACCTCTATGTAGTCGTGGTCGCCACTGTGCATACAGTATTCTTTGAGTTCTGCGAATACTGCTCTGCGATTGCTTACTTCAATTTTGCTCATCGTTTTTCAAAAATGTTTTACTGTGCTAAGAATAACATGATAATCGAATGTGTCCCGTTGCGACATTAGCTGACCAGTATAACCTTGTCCCCGTTTGAAACTTCGTTCGGCGGTTTCCAGAATTTGTTCGATATCTTCTTGCGTTATGTTCATCAATCAATTCCTCTATGCCGCCTCAACAATAAAACCTTCTTCACTGCCACGAATTCTTTCGATGATTTTGTAAGTTCCCAAATCTTCATCCCAGAGTTCATAACCAATGCTTACGAATGGACCACCAGAAGGATCAAAGAATCCCAAGTCATTCATATCAATTTCTTCCTGACCTTCTTTGCCTCCGCTACGACAGTAATCCATTGAAGAGCCGGACATTACGAATTTATATTCTTTGTCATTGAGTTTTTCCCAATGATATTCATCACCGTATCTGTTTTTCATCAATCAAATCCTGAACAAGGGTCAACCATATCAAATCGATCACGAATAAGAATAGATGCTTCGTTTTTTGC